CTTTTAATATTTCTCGGGTCGCCAGCGGCTAGAGATTCCCCGTCCTCGATTGTCACGGTTTCATTCGCATAATCCAAATCTTTGTCCCTGTATTCTATCTCAATAACATTATAAATTTCTGTCCGGGATTTCCACGTCTGGGAAAAGCTGTCTTTGACAATGTTTCCCATCCCGAACGATTGGACGGCTTGCCCTGGTCGGTCAATACTGACGGAGAACCCGTTTGATGAATAAAAAACGAAGCCCTGATAGATCGCGGAAATCTGCGTCATAAAATCACAAGCTTTTGTCGAGCTGTCGACGACAATATCACAACGAAACCGCTTTTCGAAATTCCCTTCACCGTCATTGACCTTTTCTTCACAATAAAGCGCACATTGTAACATCTGAGATTCATTGATTCTTTCGTCGGGGAGAAATTTCCCCATCCCATATCTTTTATTCTTCATAGCATCAAGCTGACACCAGATAGGGTTTGCGCAAAACCCTGTCCTGTAAGATTCGCCGTCCCAATAAAGAGCAGAATCATCTTCAAATAAACGGAACACCTCGGCATCTGGGTCATAATAATAAGCTTCCCAATCAACAGGGTCGCCGTCTTCTTCATCCAGGACATCCGGCATTGAGACAGTTGCGTCCTCGACGACAAAAGTAATATTCGGCGTCGCGTCGCTGATCTGGTTTGTCGCCAATAATTTTATCGCAAAAAGGGCGGTATTGGGGTATATCAAATCTTCGCTTACTATTTCATCAATCGTCGCGAGAAAGACATCGCAGACATAATAGTCGGAACTGTCTATCGAATTTTTTGTTACCCGGATATCGTATTGCCCAGGGGTGAGCCCACGTTTGTTATATACATGCCTCACCGCGCTCCTGGATAATGTCGTCACTTTTACATCTGGTGTAACCGTCGTCCATTCCTCAGCGGAATGTAGCTTATACTCGACGACGTATGAAGCCCACCAGGCAAGACTTGCCCCTGTGTTTGGGTCAATGCGATATAGCCCGTTTGGAAGCGTGACATAAATGGAGAACCCGTCAACTTCAAGCCCTTCTGTCGTATATGAATACGGGTCGTCCATCGGGAGCTCGACGTTAATAGGATGCGGGGAATGTAACTCTTCAAACCCGCTTATAATTTCCTGATCGTTTGTCCCGAGTCTTGTTTCAACGGTAACGTCCGAATAATTCTCTATCGGGTTCCCGTCAATCATAATGTTTGAGATAGACCTGATCGGGCCTTCACATACTCCAATTAAAATATTGAGGTATTGATTTAACCCGTCGGCAGATACGAACTGATTGAGGATATTCCCGCCGGTGCGATGCCGCCCATATATTTTTTTAACTGGGATCCCGACCTCTTGGACCGTCTGAATCTGGTCCCATCCATAAGTAGGGGAACTCTCGTCGAGCCCTAGCCCGTCGAGCCCATAGCTCTTTTTTCTTGCCATTGAAATCGCCTGATATATCGAGTACCCAGAGGAGAGCGCCATCCCTGCGGTCATAATCGGGTGGAGTTTTGCGAACTTTACTGCAGCTGTCGCGGCTTTTACTAAAAGCATTAACCCTTTCCAAATAACAGCCCCGATAGCATCTTCGATTTTTGGAGTAATGATTATTTCAGATTTCTCGTTGACTAACGTTTCGAGGTTGTCAACAACTCCACCGTCGAGGACAATATCAATATCTTTGTCAAGGAACCCGGAGTCCTTTATATACTCGCCGACAGTCTTCCCCCTGGAGTATTCAAACGTTTTTGTCTGATGCTCCCGGTCAAATCTTATTGGATAATATTTCAGTGTAACCGGCATATTTATACCTGTAAAACCCTTCAACTTTTTCTTTCCATCCGTCGTCATTAATTCTGCTAATAACGACGCCGGAAGATTTTAAACAATGAATGAACTCCCACCGATTAATGACAATCCCGACATGCCTTGTGGCCCCATCAACATCCCGGAAGAACACCAAATCAAACGGACGCTTATTCTCTCGACGGAGCTTTTTCCAGTTATAATGATAATGTTCACGGAATAAATCTTTCCCTTTTTCCCGGGCCCCTGGGACGTATGCCCCTTTAAGATCAAATAATTTTATTCCCCAAATTTCGCGGAAAGCCAGGATAACAAGCCCGAGGCAATCAACACCGTTTCTGTCCCGCCCATCTTTGAGGAATGGGATGCCTACATAGCCGAACAATTTGTCTCTTTCAGATGACATAAATTTTCTGTGTAGGAATAGACGGGAACCCCCCGAATCTCCGATAATTATTTAATGCTTTACAGCTTGCCTTTGTTTTGTTACACGGGCCACCCTCGCCAGAATATCCGCACTCTTCCGAGCCGAAATCCCATTGGCAAGAATTTCTCGAATAAATTCTCGCCGGGACGGTTACATTCATTACATTGACTCTTGGGAGGAGAGTAATAGTAACGGATTTCTGATCTGCCGAATAGCTGTCTATCGTGTATATAAAATCTATTTTATCGTCGGGTGAGGCAAGTAAATCTTTAAAGACCATCCTTATCCTAAAATCCTTGCCTCGCCAATCAAAATCTTCGAGGTAGCTCTGCATTAATCTTGAGATATTTGAGATCGTGACTTTTACAAGGTCAATCTCGAGATCAGAATTTTCTCCGATAAGATCATGCGAAATCGGGAACGCTTCATAAGTGACGCCGTCAAAAACTACGTCTTCATTCCAGGCCGAATAGTTTAGGTCTTCACCAAGCCCGTTATAATTTATGACAGTATAGAGATATATCGGGGCCTTATATTTTTTGTTGAGCTCTTGGATGAAATCGGCGGTCGCTTCTAACATCTTTCGAACTCCCACTCGCACCAGAAATTCCCGTTAGACTGTTTTCTTGCCATTGGTCCGGAAAACCGGACAGTATATTCGGTGTCGTCGAGAAAGCTTGTAAACGTAAACTCGGAATATTCCCCGTAATGAGCAGTATAAAAATCAACGTACGCTTGGGCCTGTGCTTTTGTGAGCTTCGGAGACCGGAGCCGGAAGCCCATTATTATTTTCTCATGTAAAAGCCGCCGCTCCTCGACGCCGTTCTCCATTTTTGAAATTTCAACGGCTGTCTGGATGACCTCTTCGGTCTCTTCAATAGCAAGGGCAAAATCGCTCATCTTAATTTTACCTCTTTTCTGATCGGGCCATTATTGAGTGAGCTTAATGTAACAGCATTTATAATAACGCCGGTCCCCTCTTCCCCGGACATCGCCGCCGCAATGGCCTCCGGGGTTATCATGTTATAAATCATAATCGGTTTTGTTTCGCTGTTTTCTTTGGAATATTTCGCCGGTTTTACTTCTTCTCCGGCGTGTAATTTATAGACGCCCGTATATGGGACATAATTCGTCCCCTCGGCGAGGCCGAAAGCCGGTTTTAACCCAGGGAAAGATGCTGTCAATGGGTTTATGATGGCATAATACATAAAAATCTTGGCGAAGACATCCGACAACATTTTGAGGAGAGAATTTCCCCAATCGGCAAAGACCTGTTTTAATTCGCTTAATTGCCCCGAGAAAACATTAAAGAAAAGTGAGCTTATTGAATCTGACATCCCCGTCGCCATCCTCTTGGCGATATCCTCGCCGAGCTTACCGAAGTTTGATAGCTCAACAATCGCGTCTTTTAAACTTTTCTGAAACCCCGCCGAGAACTCTGTCATTTTTCTATTAAATGTATCTACCCAAGTAAATGTTTTTACGCCCTCATCGGAAAGTTGTTTGTTTGCCCCGCCGCCACCAACAACAATCTGCCCGAGGTCCATCGTCGGGATATTCCCCGCGATGCTCTTCTTCCTGAATATCCCGATAAAGCTTTCCCATTTCTCGAGCAACTTTTTTTCCTCAAGCCACATCCACATTTTTGTGAATAGGCCATCTTCGCCGCTCAACGCCTCATTCAACCCGGACATCTCTGAGATTTTCTCGCCTATTTTCCACCCCGCGAAAGCCGCGCCGACAACAGAGACGAGGGGAGAGATCTGCACTAAAGCTCCTGCGACCTTTAATAGCACGCCAGCGACAACAAGCCCGACGACAGAAAGTCCAGTAAACCTGAAAATCGTTTCTTTTAACGAAGGGTTAAAATTGTCAAGACTTAAATTCAATCCTTTTAATGTGTTATTGAATTTATCAAGAACGGGGAGAAAAGCATTTGCGAAATTCGCTTGTATTCTCTTTATCTCGTCGCCCATAGTATTTAAACGCATCTGGAAAGAATAATTCTCTTGAGCTGCCGTTCGGATAGATAAGGCAAAGGGGGTCATCGCTAATGTCCCGAGCATTGCGATTCTAGTCCCAAGAGATGATATTTGTCTGCCAGTTTGCTTGAAATTCTCGCCCATCCTGGCCGTCTTTTTCTCCATGCTGTCCATATCGTCGAGACCTTTATTGACAGAAGCATCCCAATCTTTTCTGTCAAGCACCATTTTCCCGACGACAGCGCCAAGATCAAAAGCCATTTATCTCACCTCCCCAAAGATGTTTTTTTTAATGCGGCCCAATTCTCCCGGATAATCGTATCGCGCCCGACGTCTAATTCCCTGATCTTCGATTTAATCTCATTTTCCATTGCCTTAATATTGTCCGTCCCTGGGTCAACGGCTGCCCTCATTGTGACGAGCATTTTCATCTGGTCATATAGAGATTTCTTTTTAGCGTGTTTCGCCCAGAAATATAAATCCCGAATATCAAGATTCAGAATCTCTCTATATGTGAACTGCCCGGGGAAAGCTGAAACGATTGCGACAATCGCGTCAAGTCTCCCCGGCATTAGTTTTTTGAAGAAACTCCCGCCTCGATCTCTTGAGTAATAAACCGCAGCGCTTTCATGGTTGTCCGGACATCATACTTTTTGAGCTCATCAACCGGAGCCCCTGTCAAGGCGCTTAATTGCAAATATACAGCGTCGAGAGTTTTTTCTTTCCCGGCGTTGTCGGATTTCTCAATTAATTCCCCTGTTAATTTTTGAATCGAAAAAACCTTATCGCCTAGCTGAAGCTCAATCGGTCCGGCGAGTTGATCTTGTTCGTCCATATTAAACTTTGCCATATTGAAGCCCTCCCTCGTCGGTATACCGACGGAATTTTATACTACTGCCCCGCCGAGTTGATATAGCCCGTTGTTTTTTGTCGAATCCGGGTATGCGTTAAAAATCACCTTATAGACTCTCTGACTCTCTGCGTCAAAAATTAACTCAATATCCGGGATTGGAGATGCCTTAAATATCGTCAAAGAATCCTCTTGAGGCACGCCATCAACGAGCGGGGTTATTATAAGTTGTTTTGCATAGGCGGCCCGCTGAATCCCGACGTAGTTACATACTCGGATATGCGAGCCGAAACTCGACGCACCAGGGAGGACAATCATTAATTGTGCCAATGTGCTTCTTGTCATCGGGACTTCGACCTGGATTGACCGCCCATTAATGATGTGATCTACCGGGGTCGCGCCGGCCTGATCTTCTTTGACTTCCGTCTGAACAAGACTATCCCGGAAAGTTACCCCCCCGTGTGTTTTTCCGATATCTACCCCGTCAAAAGTTATTTGACAAGGGCCGAGGTCTTTTAAAACTGCGCTCATGTGTCTCCCTCCTTTTAGGGTTCTCTTATTCTAAAAATAAAGTTTACGCTAAACTCCCATCGCCCGGCTTCATCTTGCCTTAACGATTGCGGCGGGTTCTGTGCCTCAATAAATTCGGCTATGTATGCTTCTTCTCCGACGACAGGAAGCGTAATCTGTGCTTTGGATTTAAGAAAATCATAAATCTTAAAAATGTCCTCGCGGGCGTCCCAATAACTTATTGCCCTTGATAAAACCTGGATTCCCTTCGCGATCTTGTCCGGGAGATATGGGTCAGTTTGCCCGCCGCCACTCTCAAGGATTGTGACGCACCGGTCTTGTGAGTTTGACGGCCTGAACCCCGCAAAAAGATTTGTGTCAATAACAAACTCTGCGTTGTTGTTCTCAATATATGTCGCGATTGATTTAATCATATTATCCCCAAAGATTTTTTTATCCTATTAATGACAATCTCTTTATAAATTTTTCTGTTTAAAACCATCTTTGTTTCTACATATTTATTCCCCGCCGAGGGTTCTTGAAAATTTGCCGGGACCTCATGCCACCTCGCCGCATAAGGAACGTTGAAGCCGAGAACCCCGATAATTTTTGAATCCTCAAGTGACATTGAAAACGTCCGGAGTTTGAAATCTGTTTTCTCGCCGGGGATTTCTGGCTGCTCGACTTCCTTATTCTGGACAAAGATTGACGCGGACCCGCGCAGGAACCCTTCATCAATCGGGGCAGTTGGGCGCTCCATAATCGAATCATGTTTTAATTGCAAGAGCGCCGCACCTATACCTTCTTCCGCGCCGGACATGGCAAGCTCATCAAATTCACGGAGCCGGGCCCTGACTTTATCTGTGCTGACTTTAAGAAGAATTTTAGCCAAGAAACGCCTCCTGCATTGAGTTATTAATAAATGCCGCCTGTTTTGTAAGCATAAGAATCGGGTGAACAACCCCGTCAATGATTATTTTATCAGAGACATCAATAGACAGATCAGGCAAAAGAACGCTCGCCGAGGAAACAACCATTTCCCCGCGATAATCCCGTATCATTTTATTTTTAAACTCGACTCTCGCCTTGACTATCGTGTCGGTATATAGCCGTTCGCCCCAGGTATTATTCCCATAACTCCGACGGAGAGTAACTGATTTATTCATATACGCATTAAACATATTTAAGCTCGCTTTCAAAATCCTTAAAAGTGTCAACGCTTTTTGAAGAAAGACTAAACCTTGAAGAATTTCGATAAAGCCCTTTCGCCGTTAAATATTCTTTTGTCACCGGAAGAAGAACGTGTCGGCAGTTTGGATGATACGGGGGCCGCTCTTCTAATACCGGGAAATCCGGGTTCGTCCCAGAGACTGAAAAAATCTTTCCCTGGAACGGGTCGCAAAGATCACAAGACCCGGAATGGACAGAAACCTGGACGAGATCAATCCCATATTGCAACGCAGAATTTACGCTCGCTGTATTGGACGCCTCCATAAACCTCGCCCGCGTGACCATCCGGCTATATGCCTCCGGGAGATAATTCTTACCATTGATTGTTATGAGCCGCTCGTCGTCAATCCTTTTCTTAAATTCCTCTGCCAACCGGCCGGATATCTGCCGTCGCGTCTGCCCTTCAATCATCCCCTCGGCGAGCATTTTAGAAATCTGCTTATCCTCAATTAATTTTTGCTGTGTCATTTTTATAATGTTTGTGATGTTCCGTTTTATTGATTGATTCGCCGTAAGAAAATCAATCGTCATTGAATCAACGAGCACATTGATTGCGCTCTTATGAATAACAGCGTCGTAATTAACATACCTGGAAACATTAAGTGCCCGGATCCTATCTTGCGATAGATCAAGCCCGGCGTAATAAGCATGGGCCCCGGCTTTTTTAGCCCAATCTCTAACAACCTGGTTTAAGGATATTATCTCGGCGTTGATCTGCGCTAATAAATATTCTGTCCTGGCTTTCTGGTAGTCCGTTAAGTCCATTAAATTTATCTGCCTAAGGAGCCGTTTTTTTGACGCCCGGTAAATGGCAACAAGCTCCTCGATCTTTTTCTCGAGGAATATTTCACGCGCAAACCCGCGCAGCTCATTAAACGGCATTAATTAACGTCCTCCAGATCATCCCTGGTTATTTCTCCGGTATAAAACCCGCATCCCTGGTCATAGGCGCTTAACAATAAAAGCACCTCTGGCGGGATGGGGAGCTTCCCACGGATTGATGCGTCGTAAGTTTCTTTAGATATCCCCGCCGAGAGAACACCTTGCGCTTGCAGGCCCAGGCGCCTAAGAGAATCTTGTCCATGAATCGCTAAATATAAAGCCATTTCGCACTGTGCTTCTTTCATAGCGGCAGATGCTGCCGTCGGGAAGCTAAACCTCGTCGAGCCCGTGAGCTGTTTGTATGCCGTGATTATCAGCGCTTTTTTATCTCTATCCGTTGTCCCGTCCCAAACATCACTTGCCCCGAACCTTGTCGCGAAGTATATCTCTGCTTCCTCGGCTGTTACCCAAGTATTGACGCCGACCTCAAGCCCCTCGCCCCAATCGTCCCCGGCCGGGGCAATGCTTTCCCCGACGACTCGATAAAACTCCTCACGCTTGCTGTTAATCGTTGCGTCGTTCGCCTTGAGAGTTAATGTGCCAAATTCAACAGGAATAAAATCCGGGACTTTCCATATCTCATCACGGACAAAAACCATATCCCCAAGCTGAACAACGTCGCCGGATGTGTCGAAAATAACATAAGTAACGGCGTCCGTTTCCGCGGACTCAGGAATTGGGATAAGAAGATCAGCCTTTTCATTCAGCGTTATATTAATCATTCAACCGCCCTCCGTTATCTACCGCGAGATTGTTTAATCAGCGCCGGGAGATCATGCCCCGCTTGTCCGGCGGTATAAGAGCCAGGGATTTCGATCATCCAGGGGTCCCCGGCAGCAGCCGCCCCTTTTAAATATGTCCCGGCAAGCCCGGCAGAAGAATACGCAGAAATATTATAGTCCCAGACATCAGCCGCAGTTATTCCTGTCCCGGATCCCGCGAGAGAAACTTGTCCGTCGAGATAATACCCGAATGTCCCGGGGTTGGCATACCCGCTTTGGAGTTCATTCCAGATAGCCGCAATCCCGGCAGAGCTTAAAGAATAATCTGATTTATCGTTATTTGTATCAATCGTCCCGCCGGTGATCTCTCTTGTTTCATAATCCCAGACATCCGCGGCGGTTAAACTCGATGAACCGGCAGCGCTTACTTGTCCGTCCAGATAATAGCCGAATGTGCCATCGGTTATATGCTCGCTTTGATCTTCGTCCCAGACGGCGTCTACAATATCCGCAACAGTTAACCCCCCGCCTGCGGCGTTATCGGCGATCTCTTTGACAACGGACCCAGATATCGCAGAGGCGTAAGTCGTCGTTGAGCTTGTGTCAAAGAAATCCGCGAGCGCCTCCGCCGTTAATCCCGTAATACTCCGAGACTCAACAGCCCAAACAGAGGCGGCTGTTATATCGTTTAGCGCGTCGAGCGTTGTTTTTGTGCCGGAAATTGAATACCCTTCCTTGTCATTATTCGTCGCGACAGTTACTTGATTTGAAGAATAATCGAAAGTGCTCGTCCCGATATCCTGATAAGAAACCAACAGCGATTGGTGGTCGCCGTAATCATAGCTCGCGTTGTTAATCAAAAAGAGATATTGTTCTGCGGTCGTCTCGCTCGCCGGGGGATTATAAAGATAATAATAAAACCCCTCGGTCGAATCTTCCGAAAGTTGAATTGCCTTTGTCGTCCATCCCGACGCCTTAAAAGTTGAGTCGTCAAAATCAAGCCAATATCCGTCACTCTGTTTTTGAATCTTTAACGTCACAGTTTCCGACGGGACATGAGCGCCAAAAACGTCGAGAATATGATAGACTAACCGGTAGTTGTCTTGAACGTTCCTTATTACCGCCAGGCACGGCGTCGTAATTAAAAGGAGCGCAACAGCCACAAAAAGCACACTCAACCTTTTCATTCTTCTCGACCCTCCTAAGAGTATGATTATTTTAGGATTGTCCCCTTAAGGATAACTCTCCCCTTAAAAAGGATACTATATTCTTCTTCCTCAACCGGCGTCTCCGACGGGAACAACAGGGAATAAAGATTCTGTGTAAGCGTCTTAGCGGTCCCTGTAAAATTGCCATAATTAAACGCTTCATCATCCCGAGTCCCAGGCGTCCCATCCGCGCCAAGTTCGGTGTTCTCAACGCTGTTATGCTCATTGTCAGACATTGTCAGCCACCCGAAATTCTGCCCTTCGGAGTTACCGCTCCCGACATCCCAAAGATTAAACCAATTCTGCCCGAGAAAACAGTAATGCCCGGCGGAGTTTTTATAGTTATATTTTACAACAGAATCGTCGTAATAATCCTGTGCACGGATTTCTTGCGTCATGTGGATTAATGGTTTTGACGGGCACCCGGAAAAGTAGTTGCCTTTCGCGATAACGTATTCTGTCGAGGCCGGGAGCCAATGGTTGAGGTTGATACACCGATACCCATAACATGACCGCCCAACTGCATTAGCACAGGTATAATGCCCACCAACACAGTAAGCTTGTCCAAGAGTTATTTGAGTAGGAGTTACTTCCGCAAGGTCAGTCCGTAACCGGCAAGAATATCCGGACCCGTCGGTTCCTTCCGCAAAGGTTTTGTTTGAAACAACCGATTCAGATCCGCTAGCCCCAACTAATTTTCTGTGCCATTGTGAGTGCTCCCACGGGTCATAAAAATCAGCGTCGGAGTCATAGAGAATATTATACGAGCGTAATTCATAGTTTATGCTATTTCCCGTAACCCCTTCGTCAACGAGATAAAGCTTGTCAGTTAATAATGCCCCGTTCCAAACCGCACCCTCGCGCCCTCCGTGAAAAGCCACGTCGGAACATACAACCGGCTCGGCGTCCATATTGCAGAACACCGTCGCGCACCACCTGGCAGAGCCAGGCGTACACGCATTATCAGCAAGTGCAAGTGTAGTTGCGGCGTGATATGGTCCCCTATCAACCACAACCGTGTCGCTTGTATCAGAATCCAGGACGATTTTACCTGTGTTCCCGGATTCGTTGGTGACGCCGCGGATAAGGACAGTATACCGCACTTCCTCGACGGAACCGGATGCTCCTCGCGGTGAATCGACTTCCGCATGATGCCAAAAGCTATTTAGCCAGATCGGCATTGAAGTTTCACCGGAAAGATTCAAAGGGATTTGCATATCGCCCATAGGCACTATCGCATCAAAATATTTCTCAGAAAAATCCTCCGACATAAACCCATACCACCGGGCGTATTTTTCATGGATGTCTTTATCGAAATCCTGCTTGAATGTCACAGTGAGCTTTTTGTTTCGGAACCGTGCATCCATCCATGACGAGTATGTCTTCGCCCACCGACGCCAAAAGAGTTCTGACATTGTGTTCATATCAAGGAGCACTTGCGGAGGGGTTGAGGATTCCGGCATAGATGCCGTTTCATAAGCCGTTAAATCTGTTATGTTAGCATTTGAAGAATTTTTAACATGGCCGTAGACTTCACCGATTGTTGATAATGTCGCCGAGGTATTTGCTTCCGCTGTTAAATTATCCGCAGAGCTTAATGTCATTGATGTTGCAGTATAGGAGACAACTTCATAGATGCCGTCGTTATTAGATGAACCGGTTACTTTGATATAATTTGGCACTGGCGAGAAATCCCATGTGTCGCCGGAGATTGTGATTGTGTCGGGGTTAGAATTTGAGAATGATATATTTGAGCTCCCGGTTTTCGTGTCGGTTGAGTCTGCATTATCACATTTATAAACTTCTTCCCACGTCTCAAAATTTGTCCCCCAGGCGGTGTTTAAATTTGAAAGCGCCGCGGAGTCTTTTTCAGAGGAAACATATCCCGCCACCCCGGGCCAATCGCTCCAAATCGTTGTCTCGTCGCTTCCGTCGAACATAATGTTTGAAACAAAAACGCTCTCTCCCCCGTCGGTATATTCAGCGCGGAGAAAATTAGTATAGAACGCTTTCGTTTGGCTTGTTTCCGTTCCGTTATTAACTCTCGACACGAACGGATGAAACCCGGAATGAATTGCCCCGTGATTAACCCGCGCACCAGATGTGTTAAACTTCCAATCCACAAAACCTGTTGTTGCGTTATATGTTGAGACCATATTAACGTCCGGCTCATCCTCGACTTTAAGCCCCATGCAGTACGGAGACGCGGCGCAGTTCTTCCATCCGGAATTATAAGGCGTAATGTGATACGCCTGTTGTGTCGCACCCATAGCCGGGAACGCCCCGGAATCAAGCGTCGCCCAGATTGCCGTTTCAAAATCGGGGTCAAAAACATCATGGATAATTGTTCCGGGCTGAACCTCGACGACACTTGAATATGACCAACTGTAACTTGGCCGCCAATATAATGATGGGCGCACAAGCGGCAGATACGGCATATAATATTCGCTTGTCACGTCTGGGTCAGCGCCAGGATATAAGGCCGGGTTGATGTACTCGACGAGGGCGTTAAAATGCCATCCTTTAACAGTTGGGATTCTGTGCATTTCATAGGGGTCTGTGTTCCCATATTTATAAGCGAGGACTTGATTAAGCGTGTACCCGTGTGGGTCAACACCTTTCCCGTTATTGTTCGCCCCCGCATAAAAATTATTTATCCCCTGAAAGAGCCAAACATTGTCTTGCGGTGAAGTTAAAACATACCTGTCCCCCTCAAGATGCGGGCCCGGCCAATCTTCCAAAATCCTGTACTCATCATCCCCGTCGTTGTAGTCGTTCAGCCCTCGGTAATCCCCGCCTGTCCTGTCCGACTCCATAACAGTTATCGTATTAGAAGTATTCCCGACGATCTCAAAATACATGTGCGTCCCGACGTTGGGTTGGAGGTTATAACCGATAAATTGGTCAGGAGTCCAGCTCTGCGTAGTGTCGGTCAAGGTTAGCGCTGAAACGCTCGTCGCGTGAGCGCTCCCGTCGGCGTTACGGTTGACCGTCGTTATCGTCGAGACCGGTTTATCAGCAAACCCACCGAACCCGTCGAGGTTATCCGGCGCTGCAAAAGCCGGTGGCACAACAGGCGAAACTGTCGCGCAAGAAACAACAACTAAACACAGGACTAAAAGACTCGTTAATCTACTCATAATGACACCCCATTTTTTCATATAGCCCCCTCATTTATGCGTCAGTTGAGGTTCTGCTACCGCAAAAACAACAATAACCGTTTTTGCATAATCCATGCCTTCATCATTTATATGTTAAAAAACTTTCTGCTTTACTCAGGACGCTTGCCCCCCCGTTCACATTAAGCGGATACGCTTCTGTGGCAACAATCCTCGACGGGTATTCGTAATCATCGACTTGCGTCCCGTCTCCCCAACTATCTAAGTCAAAATATGCAATTAAAGAAGAAGGCTGGATTGTTCTGCAAATTCCTTTTACTCGGGATTTTCCCAATGTCTGCAAATCACTTACACTAAGTGTCCCCTGCCAAATACAAACATCATGGACAGTGCCCTTGAAGGCCGCCCAGGAAAAACCGATATCATCTGACTGTAGAGACCCTGACCCGATGGTGAAATTGTATGCCTGGGCCAACAAGAGATAATTGCCTGACGTTGTTACCCCGTCTTGCACCCCATTCAAATATACCGGAGACGCGCTATTTTGAGACCACATGCCCGTTAGTGCTATAGTTTGCCCGTCGGTTAAAAGCGTCGAACCGGTAGTACGTTCCCACACTCCACCTGATCGATACCAACACCAATAAGGATATCCACTCTCATTAAACCCTAGAGTAAATAGGCCACCGCTTCCATTCCCGACGATGATTTGTCCCCAAGTCCCAGTAGTATAGTCTACATCCTCGGGGGTAACTACTACATGCACAGTTACCCCGGAAGTCGTAGAAGAAAGTAAGGAATTTCGCCACATAACATCATCACCCCCGGCGAAGTATACCCCGGCATTACTTATCGAGGAGAATAATAATCCTAGCGACAATACGCTAATATTTATAAGGCGTCGCATTTTTAACCTCCTCAAGAGTTATTATCTTCTTGTCTATTAGCGCGGTTAATAATTTTTCAAAAGAGGGGATTTTAGTAAATGCTTCTTGAGCCGCCAAGATATCGGAACCCACTTTTGCTTTTTCTTCCGCCGTCATTTCTCGTATCTCCCCGGCGACAACTTTAGTGTATATCGTCAAATCCCGTAATTGGGCTTCGGTGACTTCCAACATCCCGTTGGGCGACACAGCCGCCCCGCTTTCCGGCAAGCTATAATGTTTTCTGATCAGGGCTCCCGTGGTCAGATTATATTCAATATAGTTAGGCATATTTGTCTCCTATTCATAGATTAATCCTTCCCTCAGTTCCAGGTCGCCGGTTGCATCGTCAGTCCCGCCTCCTGATGCGTCGGCATCACGACAAACCTTTGCTACTATAATATCAAATTCTGCGCAGGCGTCTCCGTTTAGAGAATCATCCTTAGCTAAACTTAAATACCCAGCCGTGTTGTTGACCTTATCCGTTATATAGTCTACCGTACCAAAAGAATCTGTATCTACGTCCGCGCTGTCCCCCGGACTAACACACATCAAAGAAACAGCGAACGAAACATACTTAGTTCCTGTGTTAGCTTCGTTCATTGAGTACAAGGCCCTGAATTTTAACACTCCCCCGTTGTAAGGATACAGCATCGTGTGCCATTGAGCACACTCATCCGTCGCTGAATCGAACCGGCCAGCCCATCTTCCAGTCGTATTTGAATCTATAACCATAGGATTGGTGCTCGGGAGTTTACCTTTCTCGGGATGCAAGTACCAAGTAAAGTTCGTAGCGCTTGCGCTATCAAGAGTGCAGCTCCCGGAAGCGCAAGTGAATGCCCCAAAGTCTGCGTTCGCCATTTCCGCGGGATGAGTGATATCGTAATCAGTCCAGTTAATCCCGTCGAGTTTTTGCTCTGTTACTGTCGTCCAGTTTATCCCGTCGCCATTAGCGTAGTACGGCCAGTTTATGCCAATCAAATCGAGCTCTGTTATATCCGCCCAATTAACTTCTTCGCCGCCGCCCCCGGCATAATAAGCCCAATTTATTCCATCAAGTTTGGCCTCTGTAAGTGTCGTCCAATTAATACCTCCCCCTTGAGCATAATATTCCCAGTTTATCCCGGTCAAGTCTAGCTCAGTTATCACAGCCCAATTAATATCCTCTCCTCCGTCGAGATATGCCTCCCAATTTATCCCTGACAAAATAACCTCATTCACGGCGGGCCAGTTTATGTAATCATTAAGATATCGCAAATCAGTCCAATTAATATTTGCGTCGCCAATCTGGTCAATAGTCGTCCAGTTGATATTTAAGCCGCTGATTTGGTTAATTGTCGTCCAGTTAATATCTGCCCCTTTTATCAGCCCGGCGGTGATCTCTTGGCCGTCGAGACTTAAATAATCTTGTCCGGCGAGAGTTACCTCGTCGTGGAGAACGCCGCTTCCGGTTAATTCATAATCAACCTCGTTATATGTGAACATTGCCACGCCATCGTCCCGGACCCAATAACGTCCATAGCCAGGGACGTCCTCAGGCGCAGCCGCTAATTCTTTTAATCCGATTGACCCGCCATCTGTCCCATCCCCGGCTATAATCGTCCCGTCATTGTCAATTTCAAAGATCGTCGTCTCGTCTGATTTTTGGATTTTAATAATCGCATTTGTTTGAGTGCTATTCCCGCGGATAAGCATTTGTACTTGGTCTGCAACTCCTTTTATGGAGAATTTAGCAGAATCAAGCGGGGCTGTGCCGCCGATAACAACGTCGTATCCATCAAAAGACGGATATATTGTGTTCTCGTCGAGTTCATTCATTGTCCAATAAGTTTCTGCGTTGCCGGGAGGAGTGCTGCAAAAGATTGTCTCGCCGATGCCATAAATATATTCGCCATCTCCACACACACCGGAAGGATATCCAAGCGCGCTTGGCTTCCGATATATGAGCACGCTTTGTGCCATTGTTACAGACGGGATTAATAATATGGCCATCAATGTCAAAACAATTTTTCTCATTCTTGTTAGTCTCCTCATGGGCTATGAAATACCCGATTTGGCAAGCAGCTTCTTAACATCATTGGATAAGATGTTTAACTTTAACTGGATGTCTGCAAATTGTTTCTCATTGTTTTCGTGGAGTATCTTGCATATCTTGACCTCGACGAACTTTTCATCTGCCGCTTTTTTAACCTCGTCGAGCCGCTCAAATATTCTTGTGTGTTTAGCATCTTCTAATTCACTGACTTTCTGGACCTGGTCATTGATCTGCTTATTTGTCCGGTATGCCGTCGTCGCCACGAAACCTATTATGGCGAGGATTAACGTCGCAATCCCGATGAACTCTCCTAATCCCATTTACGCCCCCTTTAATATGAGCTCAAAAGATTTTCCCCACAATATATTTTTTGCACGCCTGGCCTCGTGGACACTCACGTCGGACCGCGCGTGCTCAGCTCTATGGAAAAGATGCGTTTCGTCCGGGGCCGAATTATCAAAAGCCGGGTGGTAATGTTCAAGCTGTGCATCTTCGCAGAAACAGAACCGGCCAAGACACCGTGCAAATTCTTCAAGCTCCATGTCGCAGAAAAAAGCCCCGTAATCAGGGCAGAAAACTTTTCTGTCAGGGAACCGGTCAGCAAAGGCAGAACCTAAAAGCCCATAAGCCGCCTTTGCCGGTTGTCCGTCGGTGGCGTTTCTGATCTTAAACCCGACAACGCCATCAAAATTAAACTCCTCAATTTTTGGGGCAGAGTTGTTGATTATGTTTTCGTCGAGATAAGTGTCGTCGGAGAGGTATAATAATGCGTCCGCGCTCATCCCACGAAGATAATCATTCCAGAAAGTTGAAGCCCGGAATCTTCCGGCGTAAAGATGCGTCTGGACAAAAGCACACCGGCCATAAGATGCGTCAAACTCATCTTTTTCTTGCAGGGATGAAAAGAAAATTTTGACAATAACAGAATAAGATGAGCTTGCTAAAATTACGTCGTGAGCTGACCTTAAGCATTTAGCAAGCTTATCTTTTCTATTCCTCGTCGGGATTACAATGTCAATCTTTGTCATTAAGTCCTTAGCGTACGAGACGCTTGATGCTGTTCAATCACCGGCTCAACGTCCGGATTTTGAAGCCCAATAATATAACAATACTCCGGCCCGAGATCTTCAAATGTGATCTTCCCTTCCTTGCGATATTTATCCAGGACCTCTTGGAAAAACGGCTGCTCCCCAAAGGTCCGGCGCTCTCCGCCTTTTAACAGCTTCTCGACGTCTGCGAGGAAAGCGCGGGTGATGTCGTTATTTTTAAAAAACATCACCGAAGAAATAAACTCTGTCCCGTTGCGATAATGACCCGCCATATCTGCCGAGCAAGTTAAGAGCTTATCCGGCGAGGACACAACAACAGCGTCGGCGTCAATCCAGACAACATTCCTGCCTGGATATCTATCGAGCATTTTTAAGATAAACTGCGGCTTAAACTTTGTGTTTGCGTCCCAATCCCCGCGGCTCTTAACCGGCGAGACGTCATAGTCCAAAGAAAGCCGATCTAATGTTAAGCGCAAGTTGTCAGCATATTTTTTATATCCATTCTCCGGCGTGAAATAATTGATAAAAATCGGCTCGTCCTCTTTCTTTGTTCTTTCGACCTTCTTTAACTTCGCCGGTTTCTTCGCGGGTTTTTCTTCGACGGGGTTGAGCTCGGCGGGAATATCCCCGAACTCAAAAACTTTTAATGCGCTGTTTTTATTGCAGTTGATAATTCTCGCCCCGAACTTCCTGAACTCGTCGGAGTTTTCCTCGTAACATTGCAAGTGATAATCATGGACATTCTCAGCCGGCTCGCTCGGATATCCATTATGCCATCGAGGCCCAGAGAAGTCATACCCCAAAAGGTATATTTCAGACGCCCCAAGAAGCAACGCCAGGTTAAGAGCACCAAACCCGGAGTTTGTCCCGCACCCAAGCCCTTCCTCGAGATTCTGTGAAAGTCCTGGGCGGCCAATACTCTGTGCAATAAAAATGTCCTCAGGGAGCGGGGCCGCGTTTAAATCGCCCCAGATCTTAATCGCTTTTGATGCGTTAAAAAGGTCTCTGTCGTCGGGGCCAGTCTCGCCCGACTCAATCCACCCCCACAACCTCGGATCCATCCCATAAATGATTTCTGGGTCTAATAACCTAAACGCCAGGTTAATCCCGATTGTATGCTCCCCCTCTAAAAGCTTCGGGTTAATCTTCCGTACGCTTGACCCGCCCCCGACGATAAAACAACGCTCACCGGCCCACATTCCTTGACGCAAGACCTCGGTTATTTTCCGGCGGTTCTGAATCATCTGCTCTTTCAATTTCCGCGTCCCAGGATCATGTATTTGACTCATGGTGATAACTTTGTTCTTCTTCGGCGGCTCTGGTTGCCTGTTTGTGAGTCCCGGTAATTTTGACATTGAAATAAAGCCCATCATTTCCCTCCGGGTTAGACTCGCCGGGGAGAGTTGCCCCTCCCCGACGGAATTTTCTTTTTTTTGTGTTATGCTCGTGTTATGCGATTGAACATTTCTCAACCTGGTCCGTGTCGCCAATAGCCGCGCCGTATCTCATCCATCCGGCGACGGTATCAGCATAAAGCAACGGGTCAAAAAGGTTGTAAAGCGTTAAATCCATTCTGTTCCCGCCCTTGATCTTTTTCTTCGGCAGACAAACATAATAATAGCTGTTTGACGAGAGCATCAGAGAAAAGATCGGCCGGACAGTAAAAACAATGCTTCGGCTCGACCCGGCGAACGCCTGGTTGAGTTGAGTCATTGCTTTATTAACTCTCGACATCAATGCCAGCGGAGCAAGCAGTATCAATTCTGTGTTCGCATTGACGCCATATCCCTTGTCCTTAACGGCGGTCAAAATCGCGAGCGCTGCGGCGTTGATCGTCTTGATGTCGCGATTGACTTCTGTGTCCGTCGAGGTCCCTTGCCAAGTTGTCGTATTCGTCACGGCCTCAATCAAGGCATAATGCGCCGCGGCACGTTGAGAATACGCCTTATTTCTAAACTCAATCGCGGTGTCCTCGATTTGCCAATATTGGCGGTCGTCAAACCAGGTCCGGTCCCAATTTAACCCGCCGCCGTATCTGTCAAACTCGACAGAAACAACGCTCCCGCTTGCTTTGTAAACCTTGATCTTATCCCCGACGGGAATTTTCGAGAACGTCAACCCTGACGTCACGTCGAGAATTTTAAACCCGGGTTCGGTCCCGCCCGTAAAATCCCGAATGTCAAAAATCTGCTCATATCCGGTGTCCCAATCCGGCGTCGCATGATACTTCTCAAGGACAGCAATAATGTTGTCCGGGAAGTCACCTTTCGTCGTGAATTGCTGCATGGCGAGCTTGAACTCTTTGTTGCGTTCTGGGACACGCATAAAATGCTGAAAGGCCCCACTCAGCTTTTTGATATGATCGGGGTTTTGGAAATTAACCTTCGACCAATCTCTGATAATTTTACCCTTCATCTATTCCACCTCCGTAGGATTTTCTCGTTTATAAAAAATTAAGTTACGCCGCGATGTGGCCCGATAAGCTGATCTCAAGCGTCGTGTCGGCAGATTCCCCGACCACATTCGCACGCCCGCAAAGTGTGTTTCCTGACGCCACGCTTGTGACAGCTTTCGCGGATTCGTTGTAATAGACCTTATCTCCGGCGGCAAACGTGACCCCGGCAGATTTCGGGACAACAATCTTCTCGCACTCATAAATAAGTGCGGTTTCCTCGTCGAGCTCAACAGTGTTGACGATAATGCCGACTGTGTCCTCGATTTTCTCCATCGCCCCGGCGGTATACCCCGCAGAGGGAGCCGTCACCTTAAACGACTTAAAGTTAGGGTTACGAATTTCCAATCCCATTTTATAGACCTCCCGTTATTTTTTAGAAATTTAGTTAATCCTCCCGGTTCTCGCCGGGGCGTAAACTCCGAAATTAATCGGGGATAAAATCGTTCTTCTTCGGGTCCTCTAAGACGTTCTCGATATTTTCTTCTTCGTCTTTTTTCTTATCTGTCGGCGGGGTCCCAGGGGTTTCATTCTCCTTATTTTTATCGTCGGCAGGTTTACCGTCTACGGTAACTTTGGCCTCAAACCCGTAAAGCTTCCCCATCTCGACGTACTCTTTCGCCTGGGTATCAACAAACTTCTCGAGCTCGGCTTTAAACTCGGCGTCTTTCTTGTCCGACTTAAAAAGCGGGATGTTCTTGTTGACATACTGCACAAATTTCTGGTCGAGCTTTTTCTCGCCCGCGATTGAAGTAAAAACATCCCTGACGACCCCGGCGTTCGCCTTAATCGCAAGCTGTTTGTTCTCGTCCTGGATTTTTGAAAACTCACCCTGGAGCTTTGAGTTTTCTTCCCGCGCCTCACCGAGCCGTTTCTCAAGCCGCTTTACATGCTCATATTCTGTCTGCTTAGCTTTCCTCGCCGGGTCAGAACTTATGATTTCTTCCTCTGAAAAAATATCCGACGGGCTTAACCGCATTTTTAAAATCGCCTCTTTGATCTGCTCTTTTGTAAATTCTTCCATCTGGTGCATCCTCCCATTTTTATGGGTGAACATCTGCAATGCCGCCTGCAGAGTAGCCCCCGGCATAGCAGGAGTATCAATCTTATGATTGCTCAACGCCAGGCCGGTAATGTTTGATAAACTCACAACGCCCATTGACCCGTCGCTATTTTCCTCGGCCTCAAAATTCCCCTCGAGGGACGCGATATCAAGGTCAACGGACCTGTATTCTGGTTTTATATAAACAGCGGCTAACGTATGCAAAACCCCGCTGATCTTTTGGATGGTTTTCCCGACGACCTCGCCGACAGAGTCCCGGTTTACATGGCTGTTTGTCTGCGGTTGATGCCGGTTAAATGCCGGTAGGCCAAGCCGGAGCCGGTTGAACATCTGGACAATGATATCCCGAGCATAATTTAAGATTTTCATCCCGACGCCCAGGACCGTCGCATTTGCTGACCCTTCATGCCCGACGGAGAAAACACGGAACTCCGGGTGCGGGTCTGTGTCTCTTATTCGCTGCAAAGTCTCCGACGGAATCATATCTAAAATTTCAGATTGCGCCATTTGCTGTAATTCACATTTTATATAAACACGCTCTCTTTTCATTCCGCATCCTCCGTGCCCTGGGCGTCGAGCTCTTGCTCCCGAAGCTTGATACTTTCAAGCGTTAATCTTGCCGCCTCTTCCGCGGAAGATTTAATCGCTTTAATGTCCGCGTTCGGGATTAACCCGACGAGATAATCAAGGTTTATCGCATTTGCCTGATATAAAGGCAGCCATATATCGACGAGCTCCTTGAGCTTTTCAGCCGTGATCTGCGGGATGTTACAAGTGACTGTTCCCGGCGTGAACGTCGTGCCAAACTCCTTATTTGACAATTCCAGGGCTTTTGTGAAGAGCTCTTCATAAACTCCGACCCATGTCCGGCGCTCTTTATTCGTCGCGGCGATTATCAATTCAAAAAGGTCCGTCGACGTGCTTCTATTTGACATCAGGTCCGGGAGGCCAAGAAAATGGACCGGGATGCCTGTAACCCCACTAATAATTTTTGCGTTCGTAACAAATTCTTTTATAAGATTCTCGGCGTGCGTGCCGTCGATGCTAACAAACTTTAAGGCAGCTTTTGCCAATACAATATATTTCCCAATCTTCCAGTTTGTTTTTGATATCCGTTTATCGAGGAAATCCGCGGCGGCTTCATCTTCACATTCAAAAACCGGCGTTGGGCTTGCGAATAAATTGTTGATGCCTCTCAAATCCTTTAATGCTTTATCCGCGTCCTCGAGGTTTCTTAAAATCGTCGCGACACGCGGCATGATTTCGTTGACTTTACCTACTCGCCCGGAAAATTTCTTATACACGAACCTGGGCTTTTCTATGGTCTTCTCCCCGACGGAATCTTTATACTTTACCGCCACATAATCCTTATAATCTTCGGGGTTGACTTCGACATTATATTTATAAGTGTTGTATGACAAGAACCGAAGGTCAACCTGCTTTTTCTCTTTGTTCGGGTGGAGTTTAAATAAAATCCTTCCTTCGATTTCGGCTTCCTTAGCGAACTCCTGCGCCCCTTCCTCGTCGAGGTCGTTATAAGTGATAAATCGTTCGATAAATTCAACCTCTTTTTTAAATTGTCCTTTCTCCCCGACGAACGACCGCCCGGTGGCGGGGTCAATTTCGCTGACCTGGATCCCGTCGCCCATGGTAAAAACCGCGCGGAGGTCGATCACCTCTTTTGCCTGGGCGCATCCCCACTCTGCCGCGCCTTCATATTTTCTGCTTAATTCGGCAATCGCCTTGTCTTGACTTTGATATGGGTTTCCTGTCGCGCGAGTTGACTCCTCATCCATCCCGGCGAGCATGATGTTCATTTTATAAAATGACTGTTGCAGCTCGACCAGTTTGTTAAGGACCTTCTTATGTTCTTTCTTGCTAACAAACATGATTTATTTCTGCCCTTTCTGGTAGACATCATAATTATTTGTCGACGAGAAAAACGCCGCCCCGCCCGTGGCTGCTTTAATCGCGAAAGTAAGAGCGTCAACATCATCGTCAATATCAGAACCGCTCCCATCAAAAGATATAAGATGGTCGACGAGCTTCGCGACCCTGGGGTTCCCGAGCTTAAACCTTACCGTGCCATTTTCAATCAGCGGCGAGATTTCATTAACACGCACAACCTTATCCGTCGTAGTTGTTTCTGCTCTCACCGGGGGATGACTTCCAGTTTTGGGGTCGCGCCCGACTTCATCAATACGCTGCTTAATAGATTCCCCGGCGTTGTTCGCCTCTAATTTTATCAATCTATATTTCTTCGCGGCGTGTTGGGCATTGACGTATTTTGAAAAGCCATACACGCTGATTTTTTCAAGGAAACAATCATCAACATATAGATACCCTTCCCAATCCTTGCAGACATCAACCATGCTCGTGTTATCAGCCGTTGTTTTCGCCGAGGTCGCCGTGTCAACCCCGCCAAACCGCTCATATTCTATCGGGAGTTTTTTATAATATTTAATCCACTCACGTTTAATGATTTGTGATTCTGGGTCATCCGGGGTCCCGCGGAATAGCGCGTTGAAAAATTTTGTCCCGATAGTCTTCTTGATTTTTGATATCGCCTCGACGTCATATCTTTGCGGCCATAATGCCTGTCCTTTTTCCCTGCCGAGCGGGTCATTATCCCCGGCGATCGCTTCCAAGTTAATAACTTCCCATTCGTCCGGCTCTTCTTTTAAAATTCTCCCCGCGAGGTCGTCTTGATGCCACCGCGCCATCATTAAAATAATCGCACCGCCAGGCTCAATTCTCGTCGAGGCAACAGATTGATACCAGGAATAAACTTTCTCACGATAAGTTTTTGAAAATGCCTCAATATGGTTTTTGACGGGGTCGTCAATTATAAGGACATTCGCGCCGAACCCTGTCGCCCCACCGCAAACACCGACGGCCATTAACCCGCCACGAAAACCGAAACCCATTTCCCACGATTTAACCCCGCGGGACCTGGGGTTTGTTGACACGCCGAACACCGCACGATATAATTCATCCTCGACGAGCCCGCGGGCTTGCCCCGAGAACTCCTCGGCCAAAGAAGAAGCATAAGACGCGAGGATTACATTATTGTTTGGGTTGCGGCCAAGATACCACGCCGGGAAATTTACAGAAACAAGCTTTGACTTCCCGTGTCTCGGCGGGCAGAAGACCATTAACTTTTTTATCTCGCCGCGCTCAACACGCTCAAGTGCGTTTGCAATATGGATTAAATGGTCAGATTTTTTGTAATATGAGTTTTGCAACAGACAGAATGGGATAAGCTTCCGTCGGGAGAGCTCAAAACTTGCATGAAGCGCTAACAGCTTATCGCTTCGAGAGTACTCTTTCAAGTAATTGGTCAACTTCGTCATCTCCTAATCGTTCGATAAATCTCGCCTCTTCAATCCGTTGCATAACTTGCATCTCTTGCGTTTGTTGCATCTGGATATTATTGCTGTTAATTATCGACGGGACATGCCGCCACCTGTCCGGAGCTTTGTTGCAGAGATAAAAAATATAACATGCGGCAGAGGCAGATTGACTAAGGAGTTTTGACTCAAAAGCCCGCTCAACTCTTTCGACTCTTAAATCTGCCGCCGTCCCCATTGTCCGCTTAACGAGGAGATCAAGACGCTTATTCCAATATTTCGAAAAATCTCTTTCGCGGGTACGCCAAAGACGTAATGTTTCATGTGATTTAAAACCCGCGGACTTCATCGCGTCGATTAGAAACGCCCCCTCCCGGAGGTGTTTGATAATCAACCGCACTTTGTATCTTTTGACGTATGCCATTTTTCTCCAAAAAGAAAGCCGAGTCCCGCGAGGAACTCGGCTATATGAATTAAACTGATTGCGTGGACGCTTTTATTATTTCTTCATTTTGCCCGCCTTTCAAGAAAAAAAATTATTTATGCTTTTTTATTGCCCTTCCCACGGCTTTGTTTTCCCACGGTCGAGGAGAAAAATGTCGCCGAGGTCAAGCCCCGTTACCGCGCAGATCCGCTCTTTATAAATGTCCGACGGACACTCCGGCGATTTCTCGCTGAGCCACCGGGACACCAATGCTTCGTTGCAATGCACGGCCCGGGCAAAATCCCGATGCCCCCATTGTTTCATTTTCAGCCATGTTTTTATTTTCCCTCCGTCGAGGGAGATCGCGTTTGATTTTTTCATTGCTGATATATCTCCTTAATTAGGGCACATTTTCGCAAAATCCCACGAGGACGCGGTCCCTTGTCGCGCCTTCCCGTCGGTGATTAATTTCCTCGCGAAATCCAGGCACTCTTTAACTGTGTGAAATTGGGCGAAATCATCCGACGTGTCATACAGGATTATCGCAAAAATTTTTTGGGTGCCACAATAAAACACAATCGCTATTTCTGCCCCCTCAAACCCGAGAATCGGATAAGGGTTATACGATAGATACCCGTCTGCTAATTGAGCCACACGGTTGCCAGTGCATCTAGTTTCCCATGTCAGCATATTTCCTCCTTCCGCGACTAAGCACGGTTTTAATAATTTAAACCAACTATTTTAAGAAATTCTTGTTTCTGCGCCAAGGCGGCCCTGGCGTCCAAGGCGTCCCTGGCGGCGGCGGAGGCGGCGTCCAAGGCGTCCCTGGCGGCGGCGGAGGCGGCGTCCAAGGCGGCCCTGGCGGCGGCCCAGGAGGCCGAGGAGGCGGCCAAGGCGGCGTCCAAGGCGGCGGATCGAATGCTTTCATTTCTCGTCGTTAAATATTCCTCGACGATAGGGGGCATATCCCACAGGTGCTTGACGCTTAGTGCGCACCAGCAGGCAAACTCACGCCATTCTTTTTCATATTGAGGTTCTGCTCTGCAACACCATATAGCATCAAGCAGCCCATTAGACTCTACGATCACCGCATAAGGCAATGGCTCATCATCGGCTTTCGTCTTGCCGAGATGATTAAGGAGTTTTTCCCATCCATCTTTACAGGGCGAATGAGATTTTATCCTATTAAGCGTTGTTGTTATCATTTTTTCCCAACTTTCTTTTATAACCCCCCGGCCCCGCGGGTGCGGGCAAGGAGCGACCAACTCGCCGGGGAGGATAGGTCAGTTGTCAATCTTACTGTTTTGAGCCGTGACGGATCCTCACCCACCGACCGCCTATAGACGTGTACAATTTCCCCTCCCGGGCCAAAGCCAAGTATTGCGCCCCAGCCTCAACGTCAGCGGCGATCTTAGCCGCTTGCGCCTCTTTCTCGCGGCGGGCAAACTCTGCTCGCCACACCTCACCTTGCTCGGCGTTATCCTTAGCAATAATCGGCTTGAAATAGTTACTGTCTATTACCTTGTCGGCCAATAAGTTATCCAGGTCTGCCTCTGACACAATCAGCTTGTCCGCCTCGATTGGGACTTGGACCTGATGCGCCTTGTCTGTCTCTCCCAAGATAGTATCTTGATCTGATATAGTGCGGTGCGGACAATACTCCCACGATATTATGCGACGGGCGTCGTCGCAGTAATCCGGATCGTGATATCCACCGCTCCGCGCCGGGGATATGTAGATATATCCGGACCCGTCCTTGCGCAGGTGGACGTACAGTATAATCTTATCTATAAGCTTATGGCTGTTAATCTCGATCATAGTAGCTTGATGCTCTGGTTGAGGGTTGCCTGCGATGAGGTACGTTTTGCGGGCCTGCTCTGATAGGTTGTAATAGATTGTTAGTTTCATGGTCGCTCCTTTTTTGCCCCGTTGGGGGCGGTTAACCTTGATCTGCTCACCTACCTCTATTATACGCACATTTTGCAGAGTGTCAAGCATTTTTTTATTAATCGTTGATCACAAGTAAGTCGGCCCGTCGGTGATTAATAATAATTATTTTTTCACGTCGGGGTTTTTGCATTTATAGAATGTCAATTATCAACTACGTTTTGCCGATACCGGCCCGTGGATATCTTTAAAATGCTCGTCGTCAATTATTGTCTGGGCGAATTTTACAAACTTTTGCCCGTCCTCAGTGAGCCCGACGTCAATAACCTCAAGCCAACACCCGCCGATATTCCACATCCGTTTTTTTTCAAAAACAACCGGGCCCTCGCCGCTGTAAATAACTATTTTCTCCATCGCAATCCTCACTTTTTTAAAATAATTCTTCTTGGTTTTTTTCCCCATCGAGGACAAGCCTCGATATCCGCACTTTCTTTTTCGTCCTCTCGTCGATAACGTACCCGCATTGTTTTAATATTTTTAATGCAATAAGCTCCGATATCCTGGGCCGCACGTCGTCCATGTCTTCCCACCCGCCGAGCTCTTTAACCTCCCGGTCCGTCAGCGGGCGAGAGTACAACTGAAAAATCAATAGGATTTCTTTATGGCGCTTGGTTATTTTTAAATTCTTAAACGCCGCGACGGAATTTTCATGTATCATCCTTTATCCCTCGAGAAAAGCATTGATAGCTGAACCGCAAAAAAGAATCCCGACGGAGAAGACGACAAAACATGAGAAATAATGAAGAATCTTTAATGCCGTGGCCTCCCCGTAAAATATTGCTCCGGTCAGAATAAAAAGTCTATGCGACCAGAATATGAGCCATCCACCGGCGAGGAAGAAAAGGATTATCAACGCCGTCATTAAAACTAAATATATCCGGCTATGTTCTAAGTCCATTTTTAATTTTCTCCTTTCAGCGTCGCTAGTACCCCGATAAAAAGCAAAGTGACAAAGACGGCCCCGTCCCCGTTTCCAAGCCTTGAAATCGGGTTCCCGACGAAGTGGTATAAGATAAGACTTAAAGTTGTTGCAATTAAAGTGTTTTTAAATATTGCTGTTATCATGGTTCCCCCTTTATTTTATATTATTCGCCATTACTGCAACCCGTTTTTAGCTTAAGCTCGTCTGTGATTTTTTTGATATGTTCACGATACCGACGGGCATCTAGTTTAATCCGTAAGCGGTAGGTCATAGCTTTTGAAAAACAGATAACGCTTGCTGATTCTGGTTGTCTATTCTTTCTCATTTTCCTGGTCCTTGTAAAAGATTGAAATTTCTGCGCGTGGGTTTTTCTTGTCGATTCCTGACGGGAAGAGGAGGACGTCGCCGGTAACAGCCCATCTGTCGTCCTTGATTATTTTTGCATCGACGAGCGTGTCGAAAATAGAGTCAGATGCGTTTGTAAGGGCACGGCGCTGATTTGATTCGAAGAAGAAGAATATCATAACACATACAGCTTTTCTAATTGTTGGTGGCCGACCAGGAGTCAACCCGATTAAGTCAAGCGTTTTTTTATTCCATGCTGAGTATGCTTTTCCTGGGATATTACTCGGGATTGGTCCAGGGAGTGTGAGTCGAAATTCCTCGATGGAAGCAAAGCCGTATATATCAGAAAACAGATTAATATTATTATTATAATCGAACATTCAAAAGTCCTTCATTCAAAAGTCCTTTCCG